ATGTCTGTCTCGGTGGTACATTTGCGGGAGATAAATTTATCTCTATAATAAACAGAACACGTAGCAACACTACTAAAAAATGATAATGACGACAGGTAAATCTACCTCCGTCTACTTTGATCCTAAACGTGCTCTTGAAGAAAAGAATCTCCAAGAGCAAGAAGAAATTAAAGAGAAGGAAGAGAAAAAAATTAACGAGGAACGTGGTAAACAAGTACTCAAGTTCACTTATAAATTATTTCTGTCACCCATTGTTTTAATGTGGTTATGGAACTGGTTAGTACCAGGATTGTTTGGTCTTGCAGCAATCAATTACTTGCAAGCATTTGTACTTTGTTGGATTTCACGAATTCTTAGATCATGAATGTTGAATTGATTTCAGTCACTCCCGATGCGGAAAAGACTATTGGTTATATTGCACGAGTATCAAATCCTAAGAACCAAGACAACCCAAAGGTTGCAGGTCTCTTAAAGTATTGTATTGAGCATGGTCATTGGTCTATCTTTGAGCAAGCACACATGACAGTACAGATTGAGACTACTCGTGGTCTTGCTGCACAGATTTTACGTCATAGATCATTTACATTTCAAGAATTTAGTCAGCGATATGCTGATAGTAGTTTGCTAGGTAAAGAGATACCCCTACCTTCACTACGTAGACAGGATGATAAGAATAGACAGAATAGTATTGATGATGTAGATCCTTTTACTAAACAGGATTTTCAATTAAAAATGCAAAGACACTTTGTTGATGGTATGCATTTGTATAAAGAGATGCTTGAAGCAGGTATTGCTAAGGAGTGTGCTAGATTTGTACTGCCTCTTGCTACACCTACCAAACTATACATGACAGGTAGTGTTCGTAGTTGGATTCATTACATAGATCTACGTTCAGCACATGGTACTCAGAAAGAACATATGGATGTAGTAGAAGCAGTAAGAGGAATATTTAAAGAACAATTCCCTATCACTGCTGAAGCATTATCATGGTGAAAAAGTTTTTTACAGAAGAAGATTTCGCTGCAAATGATAAGTTTGACATAGAACTTACTTTCATTTGTGGTGAGATGTGTGCGTTTGTCAATGACTTCTTTAAGTATCCTGATCGTGTACGTGAATATGTTACGTCATGTCCTACTAAGGATCATCGTCTTGAACAGGTACAGGTAGAGAAGAGTATAAGTAAGGAGTACCTTAATGGTAAGTCTTACTATGATGCTAAGACATACTTAGAAAGAGTTAGTGAACCTAACAAGGCAGAGTTATTATTATATCAAGAGTTGGCAAAGATCTTTAACTCAAGGTTAGATCCAATCCGAATGTTTAATTGGAGAACTTTCAATCAGTTCTATGAAGTAGAGACTCCACCTAAACCATTCTTTTGGCCACATCAAGACTCAGGATATAATATGATGGTGTATCTTAATCCTCATAATCATATGGGTGCAGGTACTACATTCTATAAGAAGAAAGATGAGAAATTATATAATGGTATGGAACATTGTGATAGTTGGTGGGATGAAGAAGATTGGGAAGAGTGTGATACTATACTAGATCATTATAATTGTATGACAATATTTCCTGGTACTAACTTCCACTCATGTAGAATTATTCCAGACGTTCATAAAGATGACATGAGAATAACTTACATAAATTTCTTTGGTGCTCATGAGACTCTAGCGAGTCCACCTAGTCCTATCATTGTACCTAAGTACCTTCAGAATTTCTAATGGAAGTCATTGATCACTTTTACGATCCTTATGCTTGGTGTAAGATAGAGGAAGCATTCTTAAAGAACTGTTCTAATCCTTGGGGTCATCAGGTAGGTGTATCTAATGATGACGATGGTGAACTATACTTTGTTAGTGTTCTTTATGATAATTTTACAGCACAAGGACACAATAGCTGGATTTTATCTGAGTTATGTGGTAAACTAAAAGTTAACGCATTAAAACGTGTTAAAGTAAACTTGTATCCAAGGACAGAAAATCTAATCCATCACCAAGATCATGTTGATTACGATTTCCCTCACAAGGCTGCTTTATTATCGTTAAATACTTGTAATGGTATGACTGTAATAGGTGATCAAAAGATTCCATCTGTTGCAAATAGAATGATCTTATTTGATCCTCAAGTACCACATCATAGTACTAACTGTACTGATGAACCTTTTAGAGCAAACATCAACATCAATTACTTCTAATGCCTACTTACCCAGTAATAAATAAAGAGACAGGGGAGACTAAAGAACTCTCAATGACCATGAAAGAGTATGACCAGTGGAGAGATGAAAATCCTGACTGGGATAAAGATTGGTCAGCAGGTGTTGGCGGTGTCACATACGGTCAACCTAAAGCTGATGACGGATTTAAAGAAGTCATGAGCAAAGTACAAGATGCACACCCAAGTGCAAACTTATCTCGTTTTACGTAATGCCTATCTATAAGTACCAAGATAAGAATACTGGAAAGATCTGGGAAGAGTTTCAAACTATCGCAGGTCGTGAAAAGTTTCTTGAAGAAAATCCACATGTTAAACAGTTAGTTAACTGGCAGTGTGGTAGTATTGATGGTCTTAAAGCACAAGATAAACAGATGGCAGATGTTGCTACACAACATTATCGTTTTAGTGGTAACAAAGGGATCCAAAAAGGACTCAAAGAACACCTTCCTGATGGAGTGAGAGAATTTTAATGGCAAGAGCACAAAAAGCGAGAAAGAATGCTCCAGTTCCGAACAAAATGACCAAGAAACAGATGAAACGTAAGAAACCAATAGATGAATCTTACCTTTCACAAATCAAACCTTTAACTGATAACCAACAGAAAGTGTTTGATGAGTATGAGAAGGGTAAACATCTCGTGCTTCATGGATCAGCAGGTACTGGTAAGACATTCATTGTATTATACAATGCATTGAAAGAAGTATTGAGTGCTGATTCTCCTTACGAGAAGATCTATATTGTTAGATCTCTTGTACCTACGAGAGAGATTGGTTTCCTTCCTGGAACTCATGAAGATAAGTCTATGCTTTATCAAGTTCCTTATAAGAACATGGTGAAGTACATGTTCCAGATGCCTGATGACAACAGTTTTGATATGCTGTATGATAATCTTAAGGCACAGGATACTATATCATTCTGGTCAACATCTTTCATTCGTGGTGTTACATTAGATGATGCTATTGTTATCGTTGATGAGTTTAGTAACTTAAATTTTCACGAGTTGGATAGCATTATAACTAGAATTGGAGACAACGCCAAGATTATGTTCTGCGGTGACATTATGCAAACCGATCTCGTTAAGAACAATGAGAAGGATGGCATCATGGACTTCCTAAGAATTCTAGAGAACATGGATGAATGTTCTATTATTGAATTTGGTATAGATGACATCGTGCGTTCTGGATTGGTTCGCTCCTACATTATAAACAAACTGAACTTAGGTTATGGCTAGAGAAATACAGAGTAACGAACTCCCTCAAGGTGAGACATTACAACTGTTTGCTGATCCATTATATTGTCATCATACTGACCATGTAGAGGAACTTGTCACTCTTGACATGATTGAGAATACACGTAAACATCTATTCAAATCACAACAGTTTAGTAATGTAGGAGGTTATCAATCATCTCATCTAGTAGGACAAGATGATAAGCACGGTGATTGGTCTAAACTTTATTCTCATGTTGAATTACACATGAGAAAGTACTTAGAACAAAATGGATGTAGATATCCTGACGTTAAGATGAAAGGGTCAGGGTTGTGGATCAATGTAAATGGTAGAGGACACTACAATAAACCACATAATCATGTGGGTACGTCATTCTCTGGCATTTTCTATGTACAAGTACCAAAGCATTCTGGTGGACTCTATTTTATGAGAGGTTCACAACAAAATGGACACATTGAAATGATGTGTAGTCAACCTGAGTACGGTCCTCTCTTTGAGATTATGCCATCAGCAGGTGACTTATTCTTATTCCCATCCGAATTAGTACATGGGGTCTACCCAAATTACTCAAGGTCTGATAGAATAAGTGTATCGTTTAACATAAATATCGTTGGTTGGGCTTACTGATGTTTCAATTCATTGAGGTTCCTCTAGAATTAGAAGAACCAATCGTCAGTCAAAAGAATGGCGAACGTTATTATAAATTTCCCTCTGCTAACGCAGAGTATCCATCAGTTACCACTGTCACTGGTATTCGTTCACGCAAATCTATTGCAGAGTGGCGATCTAAAGTCGGTGACGAAGTAGCGAATAGAATTTCAACAAGGGCAACTAAGCGAGGTAACGCTTTTCATGCTATAATAGAGGAGTACTTAAAAGGTACACTTCAAGAGCAGAAATACACCAATGACCCTTTAGCTTTACAACTATTCAAAGCAGCAAAGCCAACTCTTTCAAAGATTTCTAACATTCATGCCTTAGAGACACCACTCTATAGTCATCTCTTTGGATTGGCAGGTCGTGTAGACTGTATTGCCGATTTTGATGGTGAATTAGCCGTTATTGATTTCAAAACGAGCACAAAAGAGAAACAGGTTAAGTGGATTGAGAATTACTTTGTTCAAGAGTCTGCATATGCTGCTATGTTTTTAGAGCGTACAGGCATTGGAGTTAAGAAAATTGTCACACTTATCGCAACCGAAGAAGGTTCTGTTCAACTATTTCAGAAGTACAATCTTGATGACTATTTACAATTACTTAAACATTACAAGGAAGAGTTCAATGCCCTCCAAGAGCAAAGAAGATAAACCCTTCATGACTCCTACCAAGTTCTCTGAACGCATTGAACACATGGTCAAGGAATCTCATGGAAGTATTAATTACATAGAAGCAATCGTTTGTTTCTGTGAAGACAATGAAATTGAAATGGAATCTGTTCCTAAGCTTCTATCTAAACCTTTGAAAGAAAAGGTGAAGCATGACGCACAGCAACTCAATTACATGAAGAGAACAACGAGAGGTGTTCTACCTATATAATCCTATTGTGTTAGTACATCAGACTACTGAAGTCATACATGAGAGACTTGAAGTACCAGAAGGTACTCATGAAGTAATAAAACAACGTGCATACATGAGAGACAAAGGTGCTTTCATGACAGATTGGCACGAAGAACACATACCAGAGTTTAAGTTAATTGCAGATCAAGCACTAAGTATTGCTAATCAACAGAGTGACACATATGATATGGAGATCACTCATCTATGGGGTCAATTATATAATGAAGGAGACTTTCAAGAGTCTCACGATCATGTACCACATGATTACACTTTTGTTTTCTACGTAAATACACCTGAAGGTTCTTCCCCTATTGTATTTGATGCATCAATGGAGGAACTACATCCAAGACCAGGATCTTTGTTAGTATTTCCTGGTTGGGTAAAGCATTCAGTACCTAAGAATAAGTGTGAAGGTAGAAGCATAATCGCTGGAAATTTCAGTGTACCACACAACATATATCCTTAAGAACCATGAGTACATTCTTTGAGTCAGATGGAGTACAAGATGAGATACAACAAATCTTTAGTGACTATCGTCATCTTGCAACTGCTTCAGAAAAGTTAGGTCATTTAACAAAGGACAAGAGAAAAGAACATATAGATAAGACAAAGAATCTAATTGAAAAGCAGAAGATCTTCTTTACAAGGTTGCAACTTGCTGCTAGTGAAGATGCTGAAGCTGCTGATCTTAAAGTTAGAATTACTGCCATGGCACAGACGTTTGGTTACCGTGATGTAATTGATTGTTTTGATAAGATGGTAGTCACCCTTGAACAAGCTGAAGCAAGAATGAAATGATTAGTCATCCAGTTGGACCTTCTCAACCACAGAATGCAGTTGTAGGAAACACTGTCTTTCCTTTCGGGCCTGGCATTTATGCTGCTAAGATGCCTGATGAATTGATTGCTAAAATTATGGAGCATGCATTGTCTGAAGCAAGAGATGATGCATCTATGGGATTGGTTGGTAATATTAAAAGAGAAGTCTGGATTACGAATGAATTTGTTGAAGAGAATTTAAAAGAACCATTACTTGAATGTGTTCAATCATACTTGAATGAGTTATCAATGTCAGGACGTGTCGGTCCTTCTACTCCATTTGCTTATAATATTATGAGACATGAGCAGATGAAGAATAAGGAGAATGCTCCTCAAGGTGGAGTCACTACTGATTGTAGAATTACTAATGCTTGGGTGAATTTCACGTCACCAGGTCCAGATTTTAATCCTCCACATGTCCACAACGCAGACCTTAGTTGTGTGCTATACTTAAGTGTACCAGATAAGATGGAGGTCATACACTCAGACGAAACACAGTGGAAAAACAATGGAAAGACCACCTTCCTATGGGGTAACCCTGCACCATTCTGTACTAGCGAATTTGTGATAGGAAAACCACAGGTAGGACAACTGGTATTATTCCCTGCCAATCTACTACACTTTGTTATGCCTTACTCTAATGAGAAGGATGAGAAGAGAGTCACGATGTCAGCAAACTTTATGTTGGAATCACAATTAACTCAACCTCCATGGCAGAGAAAATACGATTGGGAGTTGCCAAATCCACGATAACCTGCTATAATATACAGGTATAAATAGTTCGTCACGATCACATAGTGACAACTAATACAATTCAATACGGAGAATCCGAATGTCTATTACAGCTCTTAAAAAGTCCAGTGCAAGCAACTTTGCTAAACTGACACAAGAGATTGACAAAATATCTAATCCAACAACAAAAGCTGGTGCGGATGAGCGTCTCTGGAAACCAGAACTTGACAAGTCAGGTAACGGTTATGCAGTAATTCGCTTCTTGCCACAACCAGAGGGTGAAGATCTACCCTTTGCAAAGATCTGGTCTCATGCTTTCCAAGGTGCAGGTGGATGGTACATTGAGAACTCTCTAACAACCCTTAACAAAAAGGATCCTGTCGGAGAACTCAACCGTCAACTATGGAACTCAGGTTCTGATGCCAATAAGGACATCGCACGTAAGCAGAAACGCAAACTCTCTTACTACTCTAACATTCTAGTTGTGAAGGATTCACTTCACCCTGAGAATGAAGGTAAAGTATTCTTGTACAAGTTTGGCAAGAAGATCTTTGATAAGGTCATTGAGGCAATGCAACCTCAGTTTGAGGATGAGACTCCATGTAACGTCTTTGACCCATGGGCAGGTGCTGACTTCAAATTGAAGATCACACTTAAGGATGGTTACTGGAACTATGATAAGTCAGAGTTTGCATCACCAACACCTTTAGCAGGTGGAGATGACGCTGCTATTGAAGCAATCTGGAAGCAACAGTATTCACTTACTGCATTCACAGATCCTTCAAACTTCAAGACCTTTGAGGAACTTGAAGCAAGACTAAATTCAGTTCTAAACACCAAACCTGCTCCACGTCGTGACGTTGAGACAGAAGAGTTGGATGCAGAAGAATCACCACAAGCGTGGGGTTCAGAGGTAGCAGAGTTTAGACAGAAAACTGTCGCTGCTGCACCCGCAAAAGATGATGATGAAGTAATTAATTACTTTGCGAGTCTAGCTTCAGAGGAAGAGTAAGATGAAAACGCTCCCCATCTTGTTGAGTACAATGATGTTGGGAACTGCCCCTGCCTATTCACATGGGTGGGGTCATCACACCCATCATGTATATGAAACTGGAAATTATACTTATTATAATGACCATGATCATCGTACTTGCACAAAACAACGTGTAGACGTAACATACTATTCAGACGGAACACACGTCAAAGATTTTAATCGTGAACCTATTTACAGCTGTATAGAGGCACGAAAATCTCATAAACACTACCACATTTACAGAAGTCCAACAAGACAAGATCCACCAACTCATACCCCTTCACCTGATGGGAACGAGTGTAAAGAAGGAGCAATCCTTGGTGGAATTCTAGGAGGAGGAGCAGGTGCAGCACTATCACAAGGCGATGGTCGCTGGTGGGCAATCCCATTAGGAATTGCTTCAGGTGCAGTGATCGGATGCGATATTGATGGTGGCTGATATATAATTCGTTTTTAAAAACAAAAATCCCCCGCCAAAAAACGCGGGGTATTTTTTTGTCTGTAGGGTTTTTTAGTAACCGCCAGATCCAGAAGTTGATCCACCAGAAGTATTACTATATGACGAACTACCACTATCACTAGC